GGGATGATGTACTGATCGATGAAGTCCCATACGGCAGTGATCGCCGGGAGCAGGGTATTGTTCCAGATGTCGCTCAGCGTCTTGGTCGCTGCCGGGATGTTGGTCTGCAACCAGTCGCGCACCGTGGTGAAGATGTTCACCACGTTGGTGGCCAGGAAATCCCAGATGGAGCGCAGGGCCGGGAGCAGCGTGTTCGACCAGAAGCCGGAGGTTGCCTCGGTGGCTTTGGGGATCTTATCCGAGAGCCAGCCGGAAATGGCGTTGAAGATCGGGGTCAGCGTGGCAGAGATAAAGTCTCCCACGGCCCGGAAGGCCGGCAGCAGTGTGCCTGTCCAGAACCCGCTTACAACGCCAATCGCCTTGGGAATGGCGACCTCAAACCATTGCTTGATTGCCTCAAAGATCGGCAGGGCCGTGTTGTTCCAGAAATCGGTCAGTGTGGTGCGGATACCGAGCCAGTCGCTAGTCCAGGCTGCCACCAGCAGGGCCACCGCCGCGCCGATGGCTACCACCAAGGCGATCCATGGCGCATTGGCGATGATCACCGCGGCTGAGGCTGCGGCCCAGGCCCAGAACGCGGGCACTACCACCATCAGGAGCATCGCCGCCAACCCGGCCAGGATCGGCGTCGCATTGGCAGAGATAAAGGCGAACGCTTCCTGAAACGCGGGGATGAGGCCCTGTACTGTGTCGATGATGTTTGTGATAGCCTCTGCAATGGTCGGGGGGAACAGTTCATCCCACGGCGCGTCCCAGTCTCCAGCAACCATCGTCTCGATGGCCAGGACCACATCGTCTATAAAGGGGACAACATCCTTTTCGATGATGCCCGCCAGCGTTTCCAGCGCGGGCCCGGCCTTGTCCAGGATCTTGCCAGCGATGTCCATCAGTGCCGTGCCGATGGGGGCCAGGGCCACTGTGGCCACATTCTTCAGTTTGCCCCACTTCTCCGGCCAGTCCTCGGTGGCGTCCGCAGTGTTTTGAATGGCCCCCTCTGCCCCTTGGAGGGCCTCCACCATATCATCCAGCGAGAACTTCCCAGAGCGGATAGCGTCCACCATCGCCGGCGCAGCCCGCGCCCCAAAGAGCGCCATGCCCTCACTGAGCGCAGCCGTGTCGGTCTTGGCGTTCTTGATGCTCTCGATGGCTTCCGTGAACCCGGTCTTGATGTCCACGCCCGACTTGGCGAACTTGCCCGCGGCCAGTTTCATCCCGGCCATGACCTGGCCCGACTCGATGCCCGCCTTCTCAAAGTTGGCCATCAGGGCTATGGATTCGTCCAGGCCGAAACCCATCGCCCTCAGCGCCGGGCCGTAGGTCTGGACACTGCCGGTCAGTTGCTCCAGGCTGATCCCCGACTTCTGCGTGGCTACGAAGAGCTTGTCCAGCGTTGCCGCGCCGTCTTCGTTGGAGATACCCCAGGAACCCATCATCTTGGCCAGCGTCGCGGCGTTCTGCGTCGCGTCGCCGCCCATGAGTTTGGCGGAAAGCGTCAGGCCCTTGGCCATGTCCTGAAGCGGCTGGCCTGTGGCATCCAACCGCGAGTTGAGCTCGGTGATGGCCCCGGAAACGCTCTCGGCGTCCACCGGAACCGTCTTGAACACGGCCTTGAAATCGTCCTGAAGCCCGGCCAGCGCCTCGCCCGTGGCCCCCGTGCCCACGGCGATCTTGTCATACGCGTCATCCAGCCGCATCCCCGCGTCGAACGCCGCGACACCGATGCCGGCCACGGCAGCCGCAGCCGCCACCGCGCCGCCGATCACCACGGCCTTGCCGATGTCGGCCACCTTGTTGCCGATAGACGCCAGCGTCCCGCCGAGGCTACTCTCGACCTTTTTTCGGGCTTGCTCCAGGTCGCCGTCCAGCTTGTCCAGCGTCGCCCGGATCGGTATCTGTGCGGTTCCGAGCTCTTCCCCGCCGTCTGTCACTGTTCTCCTTCATCGCCTCGAACTCGCGCTTCTTCCTGTCCAACTCTTCCGGCGTCACCTCACCCTTGATAGGCCGGATGAACCGCCTCAGTGGAGGCAGCCGTTTGACGCGGCCCAGCGCGGCCATGTGCCAGGCCAGCCAGGCGTTGTTCTCCCGCGCCTGCTCCTGACGCCATGCCGCCCCGGCGAAAGCCAGCGCCGTCTCTTTCGGGGTCATGGACCAGAACGCTTCGACCGTGATCCCGACCTTCAGCGCGTCGGCTAGGAGCCGCTGCCAGTCCCAGGTGGGGGGCTTTCATCTTTTGTCTCCCCCTGGTCGTATTTGAATACCGCAGCTACCGCCCCCATAGCAATCTTAGCGACGGGGAGAAACCCACGCGCATCAATCAGCTTTCGGGCATCATCAAGCCCATACACCATGTTCGTGATGCGGCGGTCTCTGCGTGACGCTTCCAGTCCAGCCACGAGAACCTGCTGCAAGTCGCCGTAGGTGAGGTCAAACTCGCTCAACTGCCGGAGCAACCGGAACACTGATTTCTTCACAGCTCCCTCGATGTATTCCAGCGCCCAGTTGGTGTATAACAACACCATATCCTGATCGCCCACAGCGACATGAACCTCCTCGCGCGGCCCCCGCCAATCGCCCGCGCTCACGTTCCGACCGGCGTCCACTCGCCGTCGATGGTCAAGCTGATGTCGCAGGTGGCCACGTCATTGTCCGGCGCGCCCTTGCTGAGGCTAGTCACCAGGGCGAGCGCCTCATCCACGTCCACACCTTCCTCTTGCACACGCACGAGGATCATGGTGCCGTTGCGCATAGCCGCCTGCACTGCCTGGTATGTCGCCTCAGATGGCATATAGAGGCCATCCATGCTGATCGTGCTGCCGTAGCGCCCCGGAAGCACCCGCTTAGCCCGGCTGTCCTTCGAGCTCGCGTCGATCTCGTCGGTGGTCTCGTCGAAGGTCGCCCCGCGCTGTCCGGTGGCGGCCTCCCACACCGGCGACATAATCGTGCCGGTATTCACGAATAGCAGAATGTCCACGCCATTTATTGCCACTTCTGTTCTCCTCTTTACACTACTATGCGGTTAAGACTCCATCATAATGAGCTTTACCGTCACGATTCGCCCGTAGACGTCCTGCTCGTTGGCCGCTCTCGGCCCTGAGCATTCCGCCACCAATACCCCATATCCGTCCACGACCAAGCTGTGCCGGTGCAAAAGCCGCCTCACCCGCTCGGCGATCTGCTCCACCGGGATCGAGTCGCCGTCCGCCGTCGCATAGCAGCGCACATCGCGCCAGATGCGCCGCCCCAGGTCTAGCTTGGTATCAAAGGATGTATCGGCCACATCCCCGGAACTTACCAGGTAGGGCAGCACCGCGTCCCCCGGCACTGGGTCAATGGTGAAGATCGCCGGCGCGCCCTCGTAAGAGGCCAGCATCCCCACCAGTGGCGGGTCGCTGGACAGGTAGTCGTAGATCCCCTGTGTCAGTGCGTTCACTTGCCCACCAATAGCCGCATGATCTCCGCCTCATTCTCGAATACCGCCGGGCGCAAAAACGGGTGCGCCGCCATCTTGCTGGTGCCCAACTCGTGGAACCTGGCATAGAAAGCCTTCTTGCCCACGCCCACGATGCCCTCAACGATGTCTTCCTGCACCTCCAGTTTGTAGGTGATTTCCTCGCGTGTGAGTCCTGATAGCACCGGCGCGTTAGCCTGTGCCTTTTCGGCAACGAACTGGCAGACGCGGCCCATCCCCTCAGCAGACTTGACCAGCATCTTGTGCTTGAACTTGGCCGCGTTCCATTCGGCGATGATCTTGGTCATGACCCGATCTCCTTCGTCGCCTTCTGGATCTCGAGGCAGTCTATCTCTACGTGGTGATCAGCCCGGCTCGGCTCGCGCACTCCCTGTACTCTCACCGTCACCTCATCGCCCTCTACCGTATCATCGCGCTGGATCCCCCATCCCTCGATCACGTAGAACACATGCGTAATCGCCCGCTGCTCCTGAAGGGCCACCTCGCGCTCTGCACTGGACGCCGGGCGCAGCCGCCCCGGAACGGTCATCAGCGGCATAAAGGCGATGGCCCACCCGCCCTGGCCGTTGGCAATCCGCACCGGGCGCGAGATGAGATAGTCTCGATTGAGCAGGCTCTTGAAATGCGTGTTGTTCATACTCGGTACTTGTCCAACTGCTCTTTCTCGGATTGCAGCAGCAGCGGTGCCGCACTTGCGCCCATCACCCCCTCAGCAGCAGCCCCTCCACCATACGTTACGCTATAGTCCCCCAGGCTGGTGGCCGTAACACCTGTCACGCCCCCGGTCTCGGCGGCCCGTAGTCCAGACTGATACGCCCTGGATGCTGCCCGCGTGGCGATAGATACGATGTCCTCTGGGATGACCACGTAGCCGTGCGAGTACACGATCTTGACCATCTGAATGCCGTCCGTGCCGTAGCCCCAGGGCCCCCACAGACGATGTAGGATGCCATTCTGGGCCAGCTTATAATCATCGTCCTTGACCAGCAGGATGCTGTTCTCCGTAACCGAGGTGAGTGTGCCCACCGGCAGCTCTGGCAGAAATAGCCGCGCGCCCCCGTGGCAGTCCAGGGTGATGGTGTCGTTCGCCACGCCCTCGATCAACTGCCGGCAGTAGTTCTGGATAGCCGCCGTCGCCTCAGCGATAGCGCGGTTAGCCGATAGCAGGTTTGCTGCCGGGATACTGGTCTGTAGAAATTGCTCGATGTCACTCACGGTACAGAACATGGTCACGCGCCTTTCACGCTCCGCTCACGCATCCGCGCGAAGCGCTCCCTGGTCTTCTCTTCCTGCCCCTCTGGACAACTCACAAACATGTTCGGCCCGATCTGTACGCGCACCATTGTCTGCTGGTGGATCCTGGCCCGCGACTTGGCCGTGCGCGCATCCTGGTCGGCGCGCTTCTGTACGTCGGCCAGCCAAGACCTTGGCAGGGCGCAGAACAGCGGCTTGACCAGGTACAGCGCCCGCAGGAAGGCCAGGCGTTCCTCTGGCGCGTCGCCGTTCGTGCTGGCACAATCGGCGCGCCAGGTCTCCAGGAAGCGCGCGCCGTCGGGGCTGTTGCGCACGAACAGCAACTCATGGGCGTATAAGAGCACGCGCAAGTCACGGATGACGGCCTCAGTGCGCTCGCGCTCAGTGATCGTGCCCACATCCTGAGCCAGCACCCCGTAGCGCCAGAGAGGCGCGGCTACGTCCCAACGCGCCAGGAAGTGCATCCCGGCAGGGAGCAAGTCCCATGGGATGATGGTCCCCGGCGCGGTGAATAGCGTGCGGCTATAGGGGAGATCCCATGAGTCAGTGACCAGGCACGGCAGGTCGGCCTTTTTCGCGCGCAGGGTTGCGGTCCCGTCAGAGGCCCGCAATACCAGGCCCATGCTCGATTGCCCTGCCCCATACCCCATGTGGCCGTCCGTCATTTGGTCACCCACTGACGATACTCATCCGGCGGCTCCAGCGTCTCCATGTTGATCGGCTCCACCATGATCTTGTCCCAGTTCTTGTTTGGTCTGCGAATGGACTGTGGGCAGAAATGCCAGGTATATACATCCTTCAGATAGCCGACATACCCACCGTTCTTCCGTACATGCTGCGCCTGCGTCTTATTCGGCGAACGGCGGTCCTTCTGCTTCGAGAATAGGCCGCCAGAGACCAATACCAGACTGCGGCGCATCGCCAGGAAGTGGCCGCTCACATAGAGCGAACCGATAACCTCTCCATCATCGGCGAAGGGCTTGCGCGAGCCAGTGATATTATCGCTGGGGTTATTCAGACCCAGCATCAACAACTTCGGTCTCTTGGCCATCGCATCGAGCAATCGGCGCAACCAATCAGGATCAAGGAGTGGGCACAATGCGTCATCGTCGGTATAGATCACCGGGTCTGACCGGGATACCTTAGCCACATCGATCAGGTTCTGATACATACCTGCCTGAGCCTCGCGGCTGTAAAGGCGCAGTCCCAACGATCTGACGTAATCGGCAGTGCCATCCGTGCTGGCATCATCGATGATGCTCAGACAATAGCGCGTCTTCGTGCGCTCCTGGATGCACTCGATAGTGCGCTTGAGCATGTCCCTCCGATTGTGGGTGCCGATCACGATGTCAATGATCATCCATTGCTACCTGATTGTTCACCGTACCTCCAGTGTGTCCGCGTTGATCGATTCCGGCCCCCACCAATTCAGATCCTGACCGCGGCGCTCCGAGTGTGCGCCGATGTGCTGGCAATACACATCCGTCAGGAAGCCCACAACATATCCTTTCGACATGGCGGCAGCACTCCAAGCCCAGTGCAACTTCCGGCTGTCGGGGTAGACCGTGAACTTTCCCAACATGCCGCCGACAGGCGGGATGACGATGCTGCGCATCAGATCGCGGCGGATGAACATGAGTTGCCCCCCGACTCGATCTGTGATCACTATCGGTCTGGGAAGATCAGCCGAGAACTCCGCTGTAGCCGGGCAGTGCAACGTCAGCAATCCCTGTTTCGGATACTGCGCCATCGCCGTCAGTCCCCGGCTCAGCCAATCAGGCTCGATCTTGGGGCACAGAACATCATCATCGCTCCAGACCATCACATCCGATTGCGCGAGCCACGGGGCCAGGTTCCAGTTTGCGCCCATGTGCTCGCTCTTGGATCGCAGCACCAGGCCCGCCAATTTCCCCTCTAGATACAAGGCCCGCAGATAATCACCATTGCCGTCGGTGCTGGCGTCATCAATCACATGCAAGCGAAACGCCGTCACGGTGCGCTCGAACAGGTATTCCAGCGTGCGCTTCAGCAGCGGCAGGCGATTGCGAGTGCAGAGCACGATGTCTGTGATCATTGCTGCCCCTCATGCCGCCTGACCGCATCCCAAGCAGCTGGGCCATCAATGCGCCCCGGAATCATCCCACTCCATCGCCTGGCATCCCCCGGATAGTGTCGCAGTCCTGCCGTGGTAATGCCTGCCGTGTACTTGTCGAAGGTATTCCATTGGTTTCCCAAGAGCCATATCTTGAGCGGGTCGGTATACATCGCCCTGACCAAAGCGCCCTGATCGCGCTGAGCGAACTTCTCCCACTCCAACTGCCAGCGCACGAAGAAGCGCCGGATACGCTCGTTGCGCCCGAAGGCCCACACCCCGCCGTTCCATTGCAACGTGTGCAAGGTCTTGATCTCCTGTTCCAAGCCGGCCAGCTCACGCTTGTTGTTCTTGCGCTCAAAAGCGTGTAGGGTGTCCAGCAGATGCGGGTCTTTGGTGATCACGAACTCGAAGCCATCCTCGATAAGTTGCCAGAAGTAATAGATTGGCGCCACGACTTCCGTGTCCGCGTCCAGGTAGAGCACCGCGTCCCACTCTTTCGGCGACAACTCGTAAGCCTTCAGTTTGGCCCGCCGCCCGCCGATGTCAGAGTCTGGTTGGATGACCAGGTAATCCTCTGGCCCGATCTTCGTTGCCGCACAGAGGCAGATGGGGATATCGGGCATATGCTTCTTAGCCGAGGTCATCAGTCGGACGGCGCACCTCCTCGATGGCTCCCCGAAAGCGACGCAATAAATGCCCCTCATCTCACCCTGTCCGTCTTGCTGGAGGTGTCCGGCGCTTTTCGCGTCGGCTGCGCCTCGGCAGCCTTGGGAGTGATGGTCACCACCTCGCCCCCGGTCAGGCCGGCCAGAGCGTTGACTGTGATTTCGTCAACATCGGCAACCATCTCCAGGTAGACCTTCACCAACGCATTGGCCTCGATGTCGATCACTACCCGATGACAGTTATCTGGCACCCATGGCAGCAACGCCATGAGATCCTCCCCGAACATGAAAGCATGTTTGAGATTCATCTCCTTCCTCCCTCCAACATCTGCGCCACGGCCCTGGCATTATCCCGGCACCACGCCTCCACTGAGTAAGGCGCGGTCAGCGCCCGCAGCGCCTCACGATTCACCGGCTTCTCTGGGAACGCGGCCTGCTCCACCGCCTTGATCAGCCCCTTCAGATCCCCTTTCGGATAGCGATAAACTCCCGTACAATCCCCCAGTTCGTCGAGAATGCCCACGTTCCGAGGGATAACGATACGAGTTCCGCAGGCCAGAGCCTCTAGCGGCGGCATCGGGATGCCCTCCACGCGGCTCGGCACCACCAGTACGTCTAGGCCCTGATAGAACCGGGGCATCGCTACCCATGGGAATCTCTGCGTCGGCACGGGCCAGCCTCGCCCGCACGCTTGCCACGTGACTCGCCCGGCGATGGGGGCTTTCAACAGTCCACGCACCAGGTCCTCACCTTTGCGGTGGTTGGCGTAGGTGTAACCGCTGAATCCCACAACGGGCCTCCCCCCATTGCGCCGGGGCGCGACCGTGAACATCTTCGTGTCCACCGGCGGCGCGCATTGCGCCGTCAGTCCATGAGCGGCCAGCGCCCCGGCATAGAGTTGGCAGGTGGCGATGCGTAGGTTCACCTTCCCCGCCATCTCATCGAAACACCGCGCCTTGTCGCCTCCGTCCTCCTCGCGGTGGGTGAAGTAGGCCGCCACCGGCTGCTTGGGCCATGCCTTCAGCTTGTGCAGCCGGTCGCCCTCGAAGTAGGCCAGCAGGTAGATCGCGTCGGCAGCAGGATTAGGGCCCGAGCTCACGGACCAGCCCAGAGCGTCACGCAGGTAGCGCGCCATTCGCGGCAGGATACGATCCTGCATGATGTTCTGGCAGATGATGTGAACTCGGGCGCCCAAATGAAGCCCCTTTCAGTTGATCTGAATGGCCCGCATCCATGCCACTTCGTACGTCTTGACCACGCCCTCG